ATGTCGGCGTTGAAGATCTTGTGTTTGCAGTGTTCCGACCAGGTCTGGGCGAGACATTCAAGCTCGGCATCCGTCATCTTCTCCCCGATCCAACTGGAGAAAAAGGCTGAGGCGATCATAGCTAAAAGATTAGCTGCTTTAGATCTCAATCCTTTTACTCAGCAAGGTAAAGAGGTTAAATCCTTTAATTACCGCACTGGCAAATATGAAACTGTTTCCGGTGAGGAATCTCAGGCCATTAAAATGACCGGCAAAATGCTTAAGTACATCATGGCCGGCAAACCTTTGGATGCTATGGCAGTATCTAAAGAGATCGACCAGGAAAACGCAAAAGCAGCCAACCGCTCGGATAGTGATGCAGCCGGTGGCTATGCAGTATCTACTCCAGTAGATAATAAGATCCATGAATTGATCTATGCAAACTCTGTTGCCTTATCAAACTTTAATACGGACGTAATAATTAAAGATGATAAGATCTATCCAGCTATGAGCAATGTTACTGTTGCTTATATCGCTGATCAGGATACCGCTGCAACTCAAAGCACTCCGACCTTTACAAGCCCGACTATAACCATGAAAAGACTTGGCGGATTCTCGGCTATTTCTAACCGCTTGATCCAGGCATCCGATGCTGATGTGGTCGCTGCTTTCACGAGATCCTACGCTGCAGCTTTTGCAAGATTCTTGGATCTGCATTTATTCTGCGGTAACGTAACTAACTCGTCCGATGCTCTTGATGGGCTGGCATTTAGCTCCGATTCAAATATCTTGACCGAAATTGCTTTAACGGCTTTCGGGATCGATGATATTTCAACAATGCTCTCCACTATCTCCGATGAGGCCAGCAACATTAAGCTTTTCTTAAACCGTAAAGGTATGTTGCAATTAGGTCTGGATGAAACTACCGGCGGTATGGCTTATTTCCCTCAGTTTGTTAACGGCGGAAATATCTCTCCTCTGGGCGTACCTGCAGTATTAAATACCAAGATCCCGAACACTCTGGATGTATCGGCTGATAAGCGTACAACCGGAACTGATACGGCTGCTTTCCTTTGCGATTGCGATAACATCGTAGTCGGCATTGATCCTATCACTAGAATTGATACCTCAACTGAGTTTTTATTCACTAAAGACCAGGTAGTTATCAGAGGCATCAAGAACTGGGGTTATGCTCAGATGTTCACTGGCGGAGCCGTTTCTCAAGTATTGGCTCTTACTGCTTAATTGATCTAAAATAGGGAGCTGGCTCCGGCTGGCTCCCTAGAAAGTTGGATTGAATGTATAAATTAAATTTTCGCACTTTACGCTTAAGAAATCCTGAGGATAAAAAGATCCGCATTGTAAAGCAAGGCGAGTTGATTGAGGAAAGAGAAATACCTCAGCCATTATTAGGTAAACTATTAATGACCGGTAAAGTATCTGAGATCGATGCGGATGGCGAGGCTAAGCCAAAAGGTAAAGGCAAAGGGAAATCAAAAGGTAAAGGCAAGAAAGGGTTTGAAAGATGAAAAAATTATTATTAGTATTTGGTTTACTGTTCTCTCTGGGCTTTTGTGTGGATATTACGGTAGATTCTTTCCGAGTTATCAGAAGTGGCAACTTAATTAAGACCACAACCCCGATTATCTACATCACGAGCGCAAATATCGTTGTACCGACCAGCTCCGCTACTCTCACTACTGGTAATGTCAATATCATAGTGAAAGATGTTTCCGGTAACGTGTACTATATCAAAGCGAACACTGGAGCATAGGAACTGATCAAATTATGAAATGGACAACTAGCAAGATTTTAGGATATATCATAACCTTTGCAGGGATCGGCTTAACTATCTATCTGAAAGATAAGCAAGTATTCTTAGAAGCTTGTATGTATGCGACGATCTTGCTAGGTGTTAAAACTGTAACTACCGGCCTGGCTGATGTGCGCAATTCAGGGAAAGAGGTTAAGCAATGAAAAAACTACTTTTAGGGATCCTTTTAATCGTATCGGCGAGCTTTGCCGGCAGAGAGTGTTTCAGTGGGGTTTATACTCAGGTAGGAACCGCTAACCCTGTAGCGGTATCCGGATATCGCACGATAGAGGGCTATAATTTTCTCCAGTTAACTATTCCAGGAGTATCAGTAGTAACCTCCAGTAATATTATCATTTATGCTGATAATATCGCCGGCTATACTAAGCTTGATTTTTATGGCTATGAAGTATCTACCGGATCGGTAGCTACTACGATGGACTGCCAGGCGCTTTACTCAACTGGGCAAACTTTGAATATTGCTGCTCAGGTATTAACCTCCGGCACTGATATAACCGCTTTGAAATCAGCCAAATATCGCCTAAAGATATTTGATTATAAGACTACCTCAAACCGGACTGTATCTTTTAATGTGCTTATAAGCCGATAAAATGACCTTTTCTTTAACAAATACAAACGTATTTGATTTTATGGGAACCCCTACGGATGTCCGTACCTCCCAAGGCGCTGCCGTAACCGCACTGATAGCCTCAATGGTGGCTGAGTTTTTGCGCATTACCGGCAGATCCGCCGATACTGTATCATTATCCGATTATATCCTTACTCCCTCAGATTATGAGATCTATGATGATAAGCTTTATCTGAAAGGCAGATACAGGGATCTCTACTCCATCACAAAAATATATGAGCTTGGCTCCGAGCTATCTCTGGCCACTTCTTATAGCTCCAATGGCTACCAGCCGGATTTTAGATTAGGCATTATTTACCGGATCGGATCATCCTGGATAGATCTCCCGATGGCCATTAAAATAACCGGCGCTTATGGCCTTAATTCCTCCAGTGATGTCCTCCAGATCATAACCGAGATGGTGGCTGCAAAGTCCGGCCTCTGGAAAACATCAATACAGACTGAAAGCGGAAAAATAGATACTATCCGCATGAATATTACCGAACAGACCGAAAAGCTTTTAGATAGATATGTCTTAAGGGAAGTATGATCAGGGTATCCGGCCAGGCTGAGTTGCAGGCCAAAATATCTAAAATGCAAGATGCTCCCAAAGTATTTGATAAGGATGTGGCCGATACCGCAATATTTGCCTCAAGGGATCTCAAGGATAAAACCCCGAAACTTACCGGCAATTTAGCAAGGAACTGGACAGCGCCGGAAAAGATAAAGAATAGCCATTATGCCATTGAGAATAATGTAACCACTGAGAGCGGTATCCCTCTGGCCTTGATCTTAAATAATGGCAGGGGAGAGATCACTCCCAAAAATGCATCAGTATTAAGGATCCCTTTTACCAATAAAGGCAGAGCCGGCGGAGGGCAGTTTGGGGTAGACTTTATTTTTGCCAAAAAATCCAAAGCGGTAAAGGGTACAGAGTTTATTGATACCGCCACGCAAAACCATGCTAAAATATTATCAGATAAGATAATTAAGCGGATAGAGGCGATACATGGGTAACAAAGTTGATATTTTAAATGAGATCTATACCAGGCTAAATACTGCCCAGGGCGCTGGCCTTGATCTGGTAACTGTAAAAAGGATCCAAATAGGATCTCGTGAAGAGTGCAGAAAGCTAAACGATTATCCGGTTATTAATATCACGCTGGAATCGGGGGAGGAAACTTATCACTCTCAGCCTCATACAAAGACCGATAAGATAAAGATCCAGATAACTTTGATATGCAATCCATTGACCGGAGAAAATGGCCTTTATAATACCTCCGGATCACTTGGCAGTCTGTACCTATTTGAAAAGATGCTCAATGTCATTGATAAAACAACCGCCGGAGCAATAGATCCAGGATTTTCAAATTATGGCGATAATATTCCGGCCTATACCTGGAGCATTGAATATATTGATCAGTTGATTGAATATGTCTTAACCTTAGAGGTTGAGGCAAAGCAATTTATGGCCGGCAGCCGTTAAAAGGCATGGTATAATTTAATTATGGAAAGCCAAATTAAGATACAATGGAAAGAGCCTTATGCGATAAAGCATCTATCTCCGGAGTTTGCCGGAGTTATTGAGCCGGAGGGTATCATTGAGGTATCTCCAGCGCTTTATGAAAGCACTTATAAAAATAATCCCTCTTGGGGGTTAGTTGAGGAAGTAAAGACAAGAAAGGGGACTAAATAATGACCGCTCCAACAATGCAACCGATGGGCTTAGGCGCATCAGGATACATGAGGATCCAGAAAGAATCGGTTTATAATACCGGCGTAACCAATTCAATGAAAGATGTTAAGATCTTGCCCGATTCCAATATCATGGTAAATAATGAAACTATTGAAACTCTTAATCAGGTCGGATCAAGAATTAAGCAGGATCCTAACCTTTTAGGCCGGATAAAGATCGGCGGAAAGATCGTATCTGATATAGATCCTACCCTTTTAGGGTATTTAATGGATCTGGCGCTTGACCAGGCTGCAGTATCCGGAGATGCAAATGCCGGATATGTCCATACCTATCTGGCTCCCTACACCGG